GTTTCTGACTCCGCACCTGCATTACCGTCGACAATGCCGTCAGTCCTGCCAATACGCTGCACATATCACTCGCCTCCCCGGATTTCGAATCTCACAAACCGTTCCTTGCGTCCCTTCCAAGCGGGGAGCTCGAAGAACTCCGCCCCGCACCACTCCAGCCACGCCAGCGCGTCCTGGTTGAACGACGCGACGTAATTCCACAGCACGCCATACTTCCGCGCCCAGCGCGCGAGGATGCGTTTCGACTCCATCGCGAACGCCAGCTTGTGCGCCTTGATGAGCGGCGTCCCGAGGCACCACACGAGCCGCCCGCCCGCGAGCTCCTGTATGGCGTCCCGCCCGCGGAACATCTCCCCGTAGCTCAATCCTTTGACGCCGACGAGCTCCATCGCTTCCTCGAGCGTCACTTCCTTGATGCCCCACACGGCAATCAGCCCTCCGCCTTTCTTCTCCCGCGCCGCCCACACGTCCGGTGTCCGCATCACCGACATCATGCACCCGAGCGGCGGCTCGACGCCCGCGAGTTCCATCTCGCGCCCGTCGGCCTTCCGTAGCCCGTGCGTAAGCTCCATTCCAACCCGGAATCGATCTTCGTCCTTCACCCGATGAATTTCATACTTTTTCTCAGCCATGCATACTCACCTTCCTGATGATCGCAGACAAATGGAACGGATACGGCGTCCCGTGCTCGATGTAGACGCGCCCCTCCGTGTTGTACCCGCCGAGCGCGAGGCCGGCCGTGAGGCCGCCCGTGTACAGCACGTCGTTCTCCCCGACCGTGCTCTCGACGAGCTGCATCTTCCCGATGCGGTAGATGATCTCCGTGAGCGCGTCCTTCGTCGCGCCGATTTTCCCGCCGAAGCTCCGTGACAACCGCAAGACGGCCTGCGACACGACCTTGTTCTGCCCCTGCAGCGTCCCGCTCTCCGTCATGCCCGCATCGAAATTCGGCTGCTCGAGCACCATCTTGTACGGCAATCCCACCGTCGCCGCGTCCACCGCGACCGGCAGCGTCACCTTGCCGTACTTGACCGTCAAATCCTCGAAATAGTATCCTTTCGCGAGCACCTGCACATCGCACCCTTCGAGATGCCCGAGCCCTGTGAGCTCCTGCGCGGCCTCCGCGTTCGTCACGCGCACGGCCGCGTCCATCATCGTGTAGTCCTCTTGCAGGTTCGATTCGCTATGGTCTTCATCAAAGCGTTCGACATAGCGTACAGTCGCGCCGTTCACCTCGCGACGCACGACGGCGTACACCCTGTCCGTGTCGCCCTCGTTCACCGCCGCGACCGATTCGACGATGCCGTCCGTCACGATGTGGCTCCATCCGTACACCTTCTGCTCCACGAGATACGTGAGGCACAGCAGTACACCATCGTCACGGACAAAGAACAGCAGCGAATCCGGCTCCTGCGCATACGCCGCCTCCTTCAGCTTGTGCCCCTGCACCAAGTGTTTCGCAAGCAGCGTCAAGTCCATGCCCAGGTAGCTGTCCGTATCGTAGCTGTAGCCCGTGTCGCGCACCGTGCTCCCGCGTCGCTGGACGTACACCGTCCGCGCCCCGATATGCATCGGCGGCACATCCGACGCGCCGTAGCTCTCCTGCTGGCGCGGCGTGATGTTCGTCGGCTTCACCGTCTCCGCGCCCGAGATGCTCCACGCATTCCCCTCCGTGAAAATGAGGAGGTCGCTCCCCGGCACCATGTGCTTGATTTCATACGCCTCGAGAGACAAGAGGTCCGCCGTGATGGCCGAGTCGTCCGTCACCGTCCCGCTTTCCTTGTCGACCGAGAAATTCTCGTAATCTCCTGACCGGCTCATCCAGACGCGCTGCGGGTACCGCGTGCTCCCGCCAAAGACTAATCGGTCTTGGAAGAACGCCGCGCACTTCGGGTATCCGTTCACCGTGCTCCATGCGCCCCAGTACCAATCGAGTGTCCCGCTCGTATCGCCGAAGTCCTCGAGCACCTCCGCCGTCGCCGTCTTGCCGTCCGTGACCGCCGTGATGCGCGCATAGCCCGTCCACACGCTGGAATATGTTGAGAGCGTCACCGACGCATTCGTGTTCTGTGTCGCCTTGAGCAGGCACTTCTCGTCGACGCTCCCCGACTCCGTCGGATTGTAGTCTCCCGCGCCATTGTACGAGCGCAGAGTCTTCCACGTCGCGCCGTCATCGTAGGACACCATGACATACACCGTGCCCGTCCACGTACCGTGCGTGATGATCTTCCACGTATCATTGCAGGGAATCGCGACGTCCGTCCCGACCGACTGCCCGCTCACGCGCTGCTCGAGCTGGATGTAGTCGCCGACGCGCGACGCGTCGAACACATCGCCCGTCGCCGTCAGCGTCACCGTCCCCGTCGTTCCCGACGGCGCAACCGAGTCATCCGTCTTGTTCACGTCACCGAACGCCGGACACGACCAAGAGATTTCCTCCAGCCGCCAATCCGTATCCCCGTAGCGCATCAGCTTCATGACCGGATGCGCGCCCGAGCAAATGTAGAGCACGTCGACCGACTGGACGAAATGCAGCAGCGGCAGCTCCGCGAGCGCGTACGGCGTCGCGAGCTCCACCCCGAGATACTGCCCGCCGCGCCACACGCGCACATACCCCGCGCCGAACTCCAGGAGATACGCGAGCTCCGTCGTGAAATGGAACGGATACAGCCGCACCTTCCCGCCGTCCTTCGTGCTCCCGCAATACAGCAGTCCCGGGCGCTTGCGCACCGCCCCATACGGACGGATGATTGCATTCTCCGCTTGCAAGAGCGCGATCTGGTACTTGTCAAGGTCGACGCGGCTCGCCACGTCCCCCGAGATTTCGCCGCCCGTGAAGGCAGGCTGTATCGCCCAATACGGCTCAATCGCCATATGCTCCGTCTCCTTTCCTCCTGCGAATGGTCATTACGATTTCATATGCAATTTGCATTTTCCGCAAATTGCACGTCAACGGAACCGCGCGTCGCTGTACCCGTGCGGATACCGCGTGCGCTTCGCGCTCTCCACCATGTTCTCCCACTTCGCCGCCTGCACGGCCATCTGCGCCAGCTGATAATTCGTCTGTTGCATCGACGCGCTGTCGACGAGCGGCATCGCCATCGCGCTCGCCAGCAGGTGATAGAACGCGTCGACAAACTCGTCGCTCATCATCGCAGGGTCCTTGATGTCCGCCGTGTACCGCGCCCATGCGTCCTCGACGTCCGTCGCGATCCCGCGCCGCCCGCCCGTCACCGCCACGACGTGGAAGTCCTGTGGATGCTCCTCGAGGCACCGCGCGTGCGCCTCATCGTAGACGAACGACACGAGGAAGCATTCCGCCGGATACGCGTACACGTACCGCACCCCCGGCAATTCCGCATCGAGCACCGCGAGTTTTGCATCCCGCTGCGCGAACCCCCACGGGAACAGCCGCAAGAGCCTGCGCCTCGTGTGCTCATAAAACGTCCTGCACGCCGTCGCCTCCGCTCCCGTCTCCTCCATACTCAAGATGCTAGGCCGCGACAGCGCCGTCAGCGCCAGATTGCAGATGTCCGTCGTCGTTGTTGCCATATCTCGTCACTCCTCCCCTTGCAAACCGGCACGGCACACATGCCGATTTGCAAAAGGACGAGCCCGAAAGCCCGTCCCGCATTGCCGCCCGAAGGCGTCTCAGTTCCACTTCAAATCCGCATCCGCGACCAAGGCCGCGTCAATCTTGCCCGCCGTGTACGTGCTCGTCACGACGAGGCGCAGATAGCGCTTGCAGCCGTACGGGAGCGAGACCGCGAGCGGCGCGCCCTCGTACTCGCCGAGCACCTTCGGCGACGTGAACGCCTCATCGTCCGCCGTCTGCACCTTCGTCGTCACCGTGCCGCCCGCCGAGCCGTCATGCACCGCGACAACGAGTCGTGGCTGGTCGCCCGCGTCCCCCTTTCCGTAGTCGACGAGATCAGACGTCAAGTCGCTCGCCGACAGTTCCTTCTCATAGAAGAACTCATTTTCCGCATCTACAATCATGATTCATGTCCTCCTTTCAAATGGAACGCCGCCCGCCGGTCACGACGCGACGTCGACCGCCGTCTCCGTCTCCGTGATGGCGTCGCACTTCTTGATGGGGATACCCGAGAGATACAGCTGCGGCACTTCGCCCTGCAAATCCTGACGGGTGACGTGCACGTTGTTCTTGTCGAGCAGATAGAGCTCGAAGAAGTCATACACGCTGTCCGACACGTACAGCACGACCTTCTTGTCTCGGTTCTGCAGGTTTCGCACCTTGTTCTTCGCATGGATGAACTGTGCGATGAGCTCCGCCTTCGCCGCGCTCGTCAGACTGCCGAGCTTCGCCGCGTCGATGTTGCGCACCGCCGCATTCGCGCGGATGTCCTGCACGGCCATGCCGACTTTCCACGTGAAGAGCGTCGCGAGTGCCTGATACTCGCGGCCTTCTGCGTCCTGCACGGCCATCTCGCCGAGGTCGCGCATCTTGAGACCGGCCTGCGAATTTTTCGGGAAAATGCCCGTCGTCGCATGAGAGCCCCAACCGACGAACCACGCCGACGTGTTCTTTCCGTCCGCGTTCGCCGTGCCGCCCGCGACCACCTGGTAGCCCGCATCGTTCTTCTCGCCGCCGATGACGTTATAGCGCATCGCGAGGCCGTTGAACTGGTCGAGCGTGTCCTCCGTGTTGCCGTAAAAGATGTTGCTTGCCACCGCATCCGAGAAGCCCGCGACGAACGCGGCATCCTCGCTGCGGCGGAACTGTTCCTTGTCCGGCGCGAGCGCGATCGCCTCGATATCGACGACCGAACGGTCCTCGAGGATGATGCAGGTATCCTGCACCTGCCGCGTCGTGGACTTGTGGCGGTTCACGCCCTGATTGATGCGGCGCACGGACGGCGTCGGGATGGACGCGCGCACCGTCGTGCGGTTGCCCGTCGGCAGATTGCCTTCTTTCCAGACAATGTCCTGGATGATGGGGTTGCTGTTCTCGAGCGCCTCGATGATGAAGTCGATTGCACCGTCCGGCGCAACACGTTTTTTCCAATCGCTAAGCGTGAGCGACTGTGCACCCAAAATAGCCATATTCTTTTCCTCCTTTTGTCAAAAACAATTCACAAAGTTTTACACATATCCACAGAATGTCAATACAGATTGAAATTCGTGTTCCCGTAGATCGGCGCGTCCCGCGCCGCGCTGCCAGCGACGCCATGCCCGCGGTCCTCGCCGATGAGCTCGCCGAGCACGGCCATCGCGCGGATGACCTCGATGCGGTTGCCCGCGCCCGTCTCGTTCATCGCCTGACGGAGGCCAGGGACGCGCTGCTGCAAAGCATCCATCGCGATACCGCATTTCGCGACCGTCGCGTCGAAGTCGCCGCCGAGCTCCGTCTTCGCGTCCTTCGCCCATTGCTCGCGCTGCACGGCTTGCGCCTGCTGGAAAGCGCCGACGCCATTTCGCATGTACTCCATGCCGTAGGCCGCGACTTTCGACGCCTGCGCCTGCGTCAGCCCGCACTCTTTCGCGAGCGTGCCGAACGCCTGCGCGCTCGCCTCGTCATACTCCATGCCTTCCGGCACGATGTTCTTGAAGTCGTACGACTCCGGCACGCCGTCCGCTTTCGCTTCCTGCTTGCCATCGCCGCCCGCGTCTTTCGTCGCTACTGCCGTGTTTTCCGCTTGCGTTGCCGTCTGCGCATTGCTATCCGCAGGAACGCCGCCAGCATCGCTAGGAGCGCCCACGTCCGCGCCCGCATCAGCCACCGCACCGCCGACAATTGAAGCCGCGCTTTCTTCCGCGCCAGCTCCTGCCGCGCCTCCCGCGTCCTCCGCGAACCGTTGCAAATCAAATCTCATGCATCGTCCTCTCCTTCCTCCGCTTCCTGCCGAAGCCTATCGAGCTGTTCCTGATATGCAAAGTACTCGCGTTCCGCGAGCTGCTTCCCGTCGAGTCCTTCCTTGCCGAGTGAGCGGACGCCGTTCAGCGTCGTGAGCGCCGAGCGCCGCTCTCCCTCCCAGATGAAATAGTCCGACTCCATCGCGATGGACGGCGTCGCCGCCGCCAGCAAGTGGCAGCGTTCGAAAAAGCGCATCAAGAACCACCGGCCGTCTGCCGATGCCAGGAGGTAGCGCAGCGCCGCCTCGTCCTTCTCCGTCGTCTTCTTCGCGATCATCTGCTCGAGCTTGCCCTGCCGCCCGATCACGTCCTGCAGACTGATGAAGCCCGTATACCTGTTTTCCCTGTTCAAATTCACGCAACGCTCCTTACTGCGCCGCCTGCGGCGCTCCCATGTTGTCCATGCCCATCAACTGTTGCAACGCAGGATTTCCGTCGGCCGCCGCTTCCGTCGCGTTCTTCGCGGCCTGTGCGGCCGGCGCGGCCATCTGCACCATCTGTGCGGCCTGCGTCTCCTGCTCCTTCTGCGCCTGCGCCTGCTTCTGTGCCTCGACGATTTGCTCGTACTCCTCGTCGCTCCGCTTGATGGCCGCCGGCGCGCCGACCATTTCGAAGTAGCGGTTGACCGTCTCGCTCGTGTCGAGCTTCTGGAGGATCATCGGGTCCGCCTGCGCCATCTGGAACAAGAAGCCGACGGCCTGCTCGATGTTGACGAGCCCGCCCATCTTTTGCGCCTGCGCCAGCGGCGAGATGTACTCGATCTTGATTTCCTCCTGCGCCAGCGTCG